CACCCCAGCCGTTTCCCCATCCGCCGAAGATAGCAAACAGGATGATTAACACCCACCATCCGTTTCCATTGCCCCAGCCATCACCATTTCCATCTTTTGTAACAGCAGCGATATCTGAAAGACTTGGCGCACTACCCATATTAAACATAATTACTTCCTCCTTATTTTACATGGAAAAACTGTTCTGCCTGTCGGATAGCATCTTCTTTACTTACCCCCATAGACTTACAAATGTTCTCTGCAATCTCCTGCCCTTTTTTCTCATCGCCAGATTGAATAACGTTAATCATGCTTTGAGCATTAGGGTTATTAGCAATATTAGGATTCTCCTTTAGAATCTTCATTGCCATTTGCTGAATACATTGACTTATCATTCTTCTTGTCCTCCTTGAATCGCGACTTATTTTGATGCCCTTGCCGTTTGAGCATATTCTCTATTCTGTCAAGCTGAGCTTTTAATTCTCCGGTGTTATCACCATTTTGGCACTCTGATTGAGCCTGCTCATTCGAACTTATAGAATAGATAATACTTTGCAGAACGCCATTGCTATTCCACTGCTTAGCAATAACCTTCTTGCAATCCTCTGTCATAAACAGACAAATACTGCCATCCATTGGTATTTCTGCAGGCACAATATCCTGCTCCGAAGTTACAATCCTTCCTCTGATTGGAATAATTGGCCGTTGATTTGCCATTGCGTTTGCCAGATTAGGCTGCCCTACAGTCTGGTTATTCATAACTTGGGGATTATGAATAAGTTTTGGTCCTCCATTCCAATTTGGTTGGTCTACAGGACCCATAGGCCGTCGCATTCCTTGGGCGTCGATGTTTGGTGTATAATCCATAGCAAAACAGCTCCTTTCCTATTTTGATTTAAAAGTTCTTATCCCTAGACACAAACGAGTAAAAGTCTAGAGATATTATTTAATTTTCTTTTAACGTCACTTTGACGGTTGAGAATTACTGCAATGGCATCACCTCCCCAAACCATTTTGATTTATGTCAAAGACTCGCTAGTAGCCTCCGATTCCGAACTGTCGCCGTCTGTTGTACTAACTGGGTCATTCTTGTAAGCTCTGATAGTAACGTCATTAGATAATCCGTCATGAATCTCAATGACGTTGTCCAGCTTGAACCCGTCGAATGTAGTGACATTTCCATTGTCGTCTGTAATCTCCATATGAGAAATATTGTCTGCATTACGAGCAGTAGAAGCGATTCTGTCAAACACTGCTGGGGATTCGTATGTTGAAGTAATGTTCAGATAAGTTCTACCGGACTGATTCTGAGCATACTCTCTTGTAAATTTTCGAATATCAACTGTCGTTCCATTTCCAAATTTAAGTTTCATTTTGATCCTCCTTACTTAATTCTTTAAGCATATCAAGTTCTTCCTCTCCGATAATAGGAATAGCCCATTCATCCGGACAGTATATTTTGAATCTTTGTTTCCAATGTTTCTTACGATACCACTTATTCCAGAAATATGCATTTGCAAGAGATCTGGTCTTGTGCATATCGCAAATATAAGTACAACGAGAATCCGGTGTTCCATTTTCCTGATAGTTGTATGCAGAGCACCAACTGCAGCCTTCAGCAATAGGACAATAGAAGCATTCATCACTAGACTCTGTTCTTCTGTCAATTTTATTGAGGCACTCAACGCACTGCTTATCGCATTTTCTTTGAGCAATTCCGAAATTGACATGGCCAATTCTAAGAGGCTCTCGGGACGTTCCTAGACTGCTCTCCATATATCTAATGCATGGATAAAGCCAACCGTCTGGGTCCATCGCTAACATAAATCCAGTTCCGCCGCACCAGTTTTCGACATCGGTTTCTTCCTTTGGTTTAAAGAAGTCATTCTCAAATAGCGCCATGAAATGATCATCAGCTAAGTCGTTCTCAAGCCAATAATCAGCCAACATTTTGAGCTGTTCATAATAGATCTTTGCGTGATCTAATGTCCACCCTTTTTCGTAAACGACATTCGCATTAATGTCTTTATATCCAAGCTCCACCATATGCTTAATCGCTGAAAACAGATGCTGAACATTACCTGGGGCTATAGTGATCTTAGAGCCCATATAATATCCTCTTGATATCCAATCACGAGCTCCAGCTACTGCCACATCATAAGAGCCAGTACCATCTGGAAAGACTCTACAAGCATCATGCAGAGCCTTATTTCCATCGATGGTAATTGAGAAAGAGAGATTATGGCGCCATTTGTTCAGGAACTTCTGAACCTTAGGCTCAAAATATAATACACCATTTGAGCAAATCGAAATACAGAATTTTGTTGCCCATGGATGCATCAACTCGATAGCTTTATCATAGAAATACGTGCAAATCTGATCAATAAGATCCACGCATAAGAAAGGCTCTCCGCCAATAAACTCAATGATAATACCAGGTGATGTAGAGGCGTCGATGTAGTTACCGAGGCGTTCATCTCCGGTAAGAAGCATATCAATAAGTTTCTTTGCATCTTCGAACTTCATTTTTCTCTTGCCTTTGTTTATCTGGTAACAGTAGGTACAGCACAAGTTACACTCGTCTGTTACTTGAAAAGTCACGGTACGAGATAAAGTTCTTCTGTCAGATGCATTATTTGTAATAATTGTCTCAGGATACAACCTTCCGATCATATCCTGAAACTGTTCGAACTTCTTCATAGGCTTAGCCCTCTAATACGGTAATGTGTACGAGGTGCTCTGAAAAGTCTGTTACTGCCCATCTGAATTTAACATCTTTTCCTTCATGCTCCAGAACACGAGGCTGTAAAGACTTTTCTAACTCAGCTTTAGCAATGTCGTAGGAACATTCTGCTTCCTCAAGCAATTTGTGGTAATGCTTAAACGGAACTGACTCCAGCACTGAAGCATCTGTGTCATCTTTTGCCGACTCCAGCATATGAGCTACAACGTCTTTTCTGGTCATAACCTCATATGCAAGTCTCTGTAAATAGTCAGCTGTCTCTTTGTTAAGTTCTAATGTAAAGTTTTTCATATTCGTTAACTCCTTTTCTTTTAATCAGTTTTTATATTCCTGTTATTTTGAATGGTATTCTAATTACCTTTGACCCCTTAAATATTGAACCAACTTCAGGATAATTTTTAGTAGTGTTATATTTATACCAAATTAAGTCGAACCTAGTGCATTTTTTATTTGCTTGTGCGGTCTCGTTCGGTGATACCATTATTTGGTACCCTTGACCGGCGTTAATGACAAGACCGTTAGCATTCTCAATTGTTGGAGGCCAATAAGCATCTGATGATCCAACATGGTTTGGATTATATGTTATGTTCGAATCATTAAGCATTACGAATAGAGGTATTGCCAATTTATAGCCTAACTGTTTGAATATGGTGTTGTCAACTACTGTAAGTCCATTGGATAAATCAAACAATATTTCGCTATTCTTTTTATCGTAACGTATCTGTATCCCAAGATCTTTAAGCTCATAATTAGAATTATTAGCATAACCGCCACCTGGAAGCACTTGGTTCCATAATGCTTTAGAGTATATCGGTTTCATCATACCATTCGCAATCAGATCTACTGTTGGGTCATAAACTCAACCTTCGACTACAGCGCCGAATGCTTGAGCTTGGCAGGTACCTGTACACGTTGCTGAGCAGTTAGTAGCACATGCGTTTTTACATTGTCCACTACAGCCATTACTACATCCGTCACAATTTCCAGTACATGAGCCGTAACATCCAGAACCACATCCTCCTGAGCATCCTGAGCATCCTCCTGAACATCCAGAGCATCCCTGGCATCCAGTTGTGCATCCCGATTCACAAGATCCGTCGCACCCGCTGCAATTGCTGAAGCAAGTAGCTTCACAAGATCCGTCGCACCCAGCATAGCATCCAGTACAATCTCCTCCGCATCCACTTGATCCAGAACATCCTCCACAAGATGAACATGAAGAACACGAACTAGCACAGCCAGTACAACTATAGCATGTGCTACAAGCCGAACCCTTTCCTTTCGATGAACATGAACTAGAACAAGATCCTCCGCATCCAGCGCATCCTGAGCACCCTTCACAAGATCCGTCGCACCCACTGCACCCACTGCAAGATCTCCCACACCCGTCACAAGATCCAGAACATCCTCCTTTGCATCCACTGCTACACCCTATGCAACCAGAGCAAGCATTACACCCGCCGCAATTACCAGAGCATCCTCCGCAGCCACTCGAGCCGCTGCCACCAGATCCACCAGATCCGCTACATCCACCAGAACAGCTGCTACATCCGCTACATGTGCTGCCGCACGTCCCTACGCATAGTCCAGAGCATGCTCCTCGGCATGAAGAGGTAGCCCCATCGATTGGCTCTTGAGATAATGAGTCAGTATAAGATAGCAATTCATTATTGAACGATGATGGGATCTTAGAGCCCGTCTTAAGATCGGCAGTATTCAAATTACCATGGTCTTTAATATTCAATAAAGGCTCAACTACTTTTTTACCTTGGTCCGCTGTGACTTTAGTTCCGGATGTAGGAGTTGTGGAGAAGTCGTACGATGCAGATGCAAACCCAGTCATAGAACCATTATATGCTCTACGTTGCATTTCAGTTTTTACCTTGGCTTTAAGAGTGTTCATTTCTGCCGCGGTAAGAAAATTAGGCATTATCTTCACCCTCCTTTTTAAAAACTTTATTTGATTTTTCCTCCCGGGGATTTTTTATATCTCGTTTTTTTTCTTTGTCTTTCGTAAAACGATCATTTCCCGATAAATACATTATCTATACCCCACATTTTGAATTATCCCCACGTAGCTGCCAATGGTGCCCACGCAGAACCATTGTAGAATCTAGCCACACCTGAAGTATCAATCCACAGGAGCTTAGTATTGGCCGGGGCAGAAGCACCGTAATGATATCCTCCAGGATCATCCGATCCAACTGGATACCAACCTGGGCCTCCAAAAGACCCATCGTATGGAACGTAAACATACATCATTTTATTATCCGGGTCATAGCATAATTGACCTGGATACGGGGAATATTGAAAGCTATTACTCGAGCCAAAATAAAGCCCATTAGCAATATTCCAATGTTTTTCAGCATAAACATATAAAACATTATATTCATCCGGATTAACCCACAGATCACCAACTTTAGGATTAGTCGGTTCGGTTGCTCCATAGCTAATTCCACCAGACTCCGCCGATTTCTTTATTGACTCTAACAGGTATTTGCCATTTGGTGCGTCAGTATGGAATGACTGAATATTGCCTGGAGAGATTATATGAGTAGCTCCGTCGAATGATTTTAAATCGAAATTAGGGAACTCTGTATCCTTAGTAATCTTCGTAGTTGAGGTTTGATACTGCTCGATAGCAGTAGCTGTTTCTCCTTCCTCCAATTGAACTTGGATTTGGCAGTCTGTTAGGGTCGTTCCTGATGTAATATAAAGTCCAATAGTATCGGTTGCTCCGTCTATTCTCGTAAATGTGAATGTGATTGATTTCGTGCCGTTACTCAAATGGCGTATAGCGGCTATATCAGTATTACCATCTTTAACATTAGCTAAGTATACCGATGCATCCCCATTTTTAACCGTTAAAGTCATGGTATATTTGTTACCAACAGCCAGGCAAGGCAATAAACTCTCTTTGAATAATATGTAATATGCAGTTTTCGTTGCCGTTCCGGAAGCATGAATAACACCATTTGAATCTACTGTGAAAGTTATTCCCTGTCCATTATGCGAGGAACCATAAAAATATGGATACGGAATCAAATTCTTTCCAATCGTCTTAATATCATATCCTGAATATGGAACAAATGGATCATCGGCATCGGTTACTATTCTGATATTGGATACCGTCCCACGAGCATCTCCGGAAGTTTTATGATATTGAACAACATAATTACAATAGTATTTCGACCAGTCATAGTCGTTTTTTGATAAAGTCTCGACGTTGGTTACCCAAGAACCATTATTTTTTTTAAAAATTTGAAAAAAAGCATGTAAGACACCTGGAATTGTCGTATCGTACTTTGAATATAGCGTATTTATAGCATCATTAAATAACTTTTCAGGATTATTATATAATACAAAACCAGGTTGTGATGCATGATCGGATAAGGTGCCGTCAAAAGAAACAGTTCCTTCTGTGTACGTCATCGTTACGCCATACGAAACCGACCCGCTAGCTTTGACGTATGGATAAGGCAACAAATTCCTAGTAGCCTTACCAAGCATTAAAGGCGCTTCCACAGTACCGTCGAGATCCATTTTCGTTGACTCGATAAGTGATACTTTCTCCTTACCTAACTTCTCGGTTTCTAGAGTAAGTTTAGCTCCAAGGTCACCTTCGAGTTTGTTTTTTATATTTTCAAACCACTTATCAAACTCTGTCTGGGACGCCTTTTCCCACTGCTGGAATGTTGACCAGTTAGCATCGTAAGCGGCTTTAATCGTAGCGAACCACTGATCGTAGCCATTCTTAATACTGTCATACCATTTCTGATAGTCCGATTTTGAAGTTGCTTGCCAATCCGTAATCTCTTTCTTAGCGGCTGTGAGCCAAGCCTGGTAATCCTGCTTCTCTCCATTCATCCATGTATTGAAGTTTGCAGTATTCTCTTCTACGAACCGATTTAAGATATCTTTCCACTGAGGAATAAGCTGTTCGATGCTGATTACATCGAGAATGCCTGTAACAAATGGACATGCGCTCGTCCCTACACAGTTTTCAATATCCGCTTGCCTAATGGACGTAACTTCTTTACCTACTGTAACGTATGCCAATGGATACTGATGAACTTCTTTAGTATTCGTCAATGCTGGCTTGGTTGGTGTAGACGATGGTGTTCCTTTAATTAATTTAATGCTGTTTGCTCTTACAGATTCAACTGAGTTGATCTCCAGAACAACTGCATCAATACGATCCATAAGAATCTCTGATGGTGGAATAGTAACTGGATAAAGAGCATCGTTGTAACTCCAAGTATGATTAAACCATGCTCGTCCAGTTCCAACCGTTACGTTCATCTGATTGCTCTGCTTTACGACAAGACAGTCGCCAATAGATGCGAATATTCCATCCCGAATCAAGCCATCAAATAATCTTGAAATGTCGGTAGCATCATATAATCTATCATGATCTACGGAATTAAAAAATCCAGATGCAAAACTCATATTTTTCCTCCTTTATCTTATTCTTTAAGAGCCTACTGGTATTCTGTTATCATCGGCACTTACAAAGTCTGTAAAAGTAGGGTATGAAGTTTCCCCACTAGAATCTTGGGACATAATAAATTCCGACACGGTTGATGTCCCTTTAATACCATAGTCGTTTTCTATCTGTACTACATCCCCCATTTTGAAATCTCGTCCGTATACAAACATAGTATGAGGATCAACATCTCCATCCATAGATATGGTATGTGGTTTCTCAGCTAAAGCTTCTTTGCCCTTCTGAGCAACTACTTTCAGTCGCTCGGCGTCGCTCATTTTATGGTCCTCATCCTCAGAAGTAATCGACCCAGCATCAACATATATCTCGCATCGATGCATACCACTCAACTGTTCCTGAGTTTCTCCGTCCCTAGTCACTTCTTTAGTAATCTTCAACGGATTCCCGGATAATGTTTGTGTATCTCCATCTTCCCCAACAGTTAATGCAACGTTCGCATAATCTTCTTTACTGTCTAGATAGGATGTATTATTTAAGTTTTCGAATGAAGGACTGAATACAACATACGGAGTTAATTGCTGTGCGTAGGATCTATCAACACCTTTGTACAGCTCAAACTCGAATTGTTTATTTTCATTCAATGTAACTTTAAACCCAATTTGCTTTTCTACGCAAAGAGAGTTTATTGCCTCGTATAAGTTTTCATGCTGCTCATACTTGGCGTCGATTGTCAGAGCGGTTATTCTACTGTCCGTACTTTTCTTGAATACAAAGTTAGGAATCTTTCTTTCCGATTTTGACGGCGCTATTATAGCGTCATTTATAAGCTTCTCTATTCCATCTTGGAAATTTCCGCCAAGTGTAGTATTGTCCCATATTATTCTACGCTTCAGCAAGCTCTCAAGAGAGTAGCCTATAACTTTAATTGTTGGTCCATCCGTAGCATTTGTTTCAAGGAGCATTCCCTGAATAATCATCATATGAACTGAGTCATCATTTTGAAGATAGTAGTCATTGACTAGATAAGGAAACACTCCATCCATGTCCAAAGTGAGGTAGAGTTCAAAGTCCCCATTCTCTTGATATCTATCAGTCCAAATGAAGGACTTGAACCTGTCAATAATGGCTACTTTTTCAAACCTTGAGTTTAATATTGTAGCTTCCATTGCTTACCTCCTCGAATTAATCGCCTTCCATAAGCTATACTCCTTCGTATATCGTATCGTTTTCAATCTTGAACTGAATGCTCATTGCTCCTTCTGTAGCATTGTAAATGAAGATATTATCTCCTTTCGACAGCTGGAACCAGCTCGATCCTTTACCTAAGCAGTTTAGAATGTTGGTCGTTAATCCGGCTCTCAGTAATGTAACTGACTTTTCTCCTCGCTTAGTATTTATAATGATATCATCACCAGCACCATATGCTTGACCGGTTAAGGTCTGTATAAAGTCAGTATTTATTCTCATAACTTCACGAGTTCTAGCGTTATAGATAACAATATCTTTTACTGTATCTAACGCATGAATTGTTATCGTTATACCAACTGAAGCATCTCCTTTGTACGTTACTACATTCTCATACATATGCACGATATCGCCGAAGTTTATGAGCTTTTCAGTTAACGAATTGTTTTCAAATGGAAATTCGAATTTAGGATTGACGCCACTAAATAATGTAAGCGTCTTTCCATTAGTTGCATAAAAGTATGGGTCTGGACAAATTACGGAAATTTGAGTAGTTTCATGAGCCTGGAATATATCAGGTTCATTTGACTCGACATAGCCGAAAGCATCAAGAGATCTCTGATCCGTTACGAATGTCAACGTGAGGTATCTCTTGATAGGGAAATACTTATATGTAGTATGCCTAATAGTTTCGATATCTGTTCCGAATCTAAAATCCAGAGTCATAACTATATTTCTAGTTTCAAGTTTAGCACTATTATATAATGCTCCATCTCCGGTCGCTATCTCACTAGTATTGATAGTTGCCTTAACTGGCCCTAAACCTTCGATATCTGTTATAGCTAGACCCGAAACCTCAGGCCTAGCTAGTTCCATTTCTAGGGATTCCCCTAAATAATTAGTAACGATTACTTTCTTTATCATTTAAGAGCCCCCTTTAATTGACTAAACTGGTTCTTTGTCTGTCGATATATCTCTTTATTAGATAATGCTACAGGCGAATTATTAGTCTGGTTGAATGTGTAGTTATTTACAACAGGAGTACTTGAACCCTTAATAGAACTTCGAGATGATCTTCCCCCATTTTGAAGTAGCGATATAGCTTTACTAAGATTGCTTTTGCCTAGTACGCTTCCAGCAAGAGCGCTGGCTATAGAAGTTGCTAAACCGGCACTAGCTCCTGCTACAGAAGATCCCGTAGCTGATGTCACTCCGCTACTAACCATTGACGACAGGTTCGAAGTGTTAACACCGACACTTAAACTAGGCATCTGTATTTTAGATAGTTCTGCGTTCACAGCGTCAACCAATGCCTGAGCAGCACTAACAGCTGATGGTATAGCTCCTCTAATGCCTCGAGCAAATGAATTACCAAGTGCACTTCCTTTAGAAGATGCTTTGTCGCTGCCTTTTGAAAACGAAGATAATGCTTTATCTACCACTGATTTACAAGAAGATTCTACAGCTGTTAACACCGTTGTTGCAGCAAGACCTAAAGCAAAGCAATAACCAAGAGATGTTCCGGCAGATTTAAAAGCTTTCTTGAAGTTTGTTTCTGCGTAATTCGTAAAGGTTGTACAAGCCTTCTTGGCTGATTGCTTTGCAGACTTTGCAACCCCTTCGGAAGCTGAGTCGATTCCAGCTTTGAACTGGTTTCCAGCTTTCTTACCTGAAGACTTGAATGACGTATCTTTTTTAAGTGCCTCGTCGAACGACTTAGCTACCGCGTGAACAGTTTTTGTCGCTGCAGATCCTTTGAGGTTCCTAGATGAGCCTTTCTTAGAAGATACATCCTTGCCTGTAGCAGCATCAATCATTCCCTGATACATGGAATTGACAGCTCCTAGACCTGCTTCTTTGTACGAATCAGATACTTCTTTAGAAACTTCCTCGTTCATAGATAATGTATCTTTGTAATACTGATTTATCTGCTTCTTTTCATCTGGCGTCATTTGGAAATACGCATCGACAATATCTGCTCCGTCCAAGCCTTTGTTTATCAACTCTTGCAATAGCCTTGGGTCAAGCTCTTTCGACAACACAACAATTTCATCTCGCCATTTCTTAACAGATTCCATATTATCCTTTGCCTGCTGTAAAATTTGATCTTTTGTCATTTGCATCTTCTCTTTGAATACTGCATTTGTTCGACCAATCTGATCAGCCGTGGCAAGTCTGAATCCCTCAATATACGGTATTGCTTGCGTCCCTAGGCTCTTAAGATAATCCAGTAATCCGTCTGCAAATCCCATCTTCTTTAGTTCTTCAAGACCTTCGATTACTCTCTTTTCGGCATTAACCTGTGACCACATACGATCGATAATGGTGTCATTGCCGAGATCATTTACTACTTCCTCGTATCTCGTAAAGTAATCCGTAGAACTTGAAATGTCGAAATTAACAAACGATGTGAAACTATCAAGACTGCTCTTTACAGATTCTGTCATAGACTTTGCAGTATCTTCGATTTTCTTCTTTGCATCGTCCCAATCGCTATTTATCTTCTTGAGGTTTTTCTCCATTTCCTTAGCTGCTTCTGAAACAGCATTAGGAATTTCTTTTACGTCTTTCTTGACGTCTTTGGCTGTTTTCTTAACAGCTTTCTTAGCTTTCTTCTTGGCCGCTTCTTTCTCTTTCTTCAAAGCAAATGACTTGATAATATCATTAGCTCCAGATTTCTGAAGTTTAAGATTCTTAACATACGCATTGTTTATTTCTTTACGTTCTTCATCTGAAAAGGTAAGCATTTCCAATACTTTACTAAGGTTTCCAGGACCTTCATCAACCAATTCCTGAACTAGGCGAATATCCCAACCCTGATTAAGCATCTTCTTAATAGAATTCTTCCACTTAACAGCATCTTGATAAGTCTGCTTATAAGAAGCTATAATATCTTCTTTCGTTTGTTTACTAGCTTCTGCATACGCTTTGTTCGCTCTGTCGATTTCTTCTTTTGAAGCATTTGCAAATAATTTTATATATGCATAACCAGATTCTCCCATACCTTTAAGAGTATCAATAAGTCCCTTACTAAGACCGTTCTTGGATAATTTCGCAAGGTTATCCTTCATCTCCTGATAACCATCAACCTGACTTTCCATGTTCTTAAGAACTGTACTCATCTCGTCATCCATAGAATCAGAGAATTCGGAGAATATATTCCTAGAGTTATCGAATGCAATATTCGTAAACTTAGTATATTCCTTTATCGAATTAATGATATTGTTCCTGTATTCTTTGAACGTCGAGTTAATATTGGACTGGATCGTCTTTTGATCATCTTTCAGCTGTTTCACAGCATTTTTAATAGCAGTGTTATTTTCCTTAATAGCCGAATTGAGATTCTTTTTGCTAAGCTTCTTGCCTGAAGTGCTAAGACCCTTCTTTAAACGATCTTGTGTCTTAAGAAGTTTCTTCAAAGCTGCCTCGTGCTGCTTAACAGACTTAGTGTCTTCCTTATACTGATCCGATTCCTTATACAGTGCAATAGCAAAATTCTTGATAGTTTTTTCGGCAGTCTTAGTAGCTTTGCTAAGTGTCTTAAGCTTAGGCGTTGTCTTGAGAAGCTCTTTTCCTAAACTCTTAGAGATTTTAGTAATCGTCTCATAAGGAGTTTTATTAAACGAGCTTACAGCTTTGTCGAAAGTCTTTCCAAACTGATAAGCGACCTTTATGATTTTGGTCATCTTGATCTTTGCTTTCTTGCTGTTCTTCTTAGACCTACCTGTAATTTTCTTAGAAGTGCTATCATATGCACTAGTTACACCAGCTCCAGTTTTGTTAGCATTTTTGATAATGTCTTTTGTCGTTTTATCCATTTGGTCTGAAAACGTACTGTTGCCTGCATTAAGAATGCCATTTACGGTCTTCATGACGCCATCAACGTCTTTATTTCCAACCGATTTACTAATGGATTTCTTAATTCCCTTGACGTATCCTGTAACTGTTTTTTGAGCTTTCTTAGCGCCGTCTTTTATTCCTTTTCCAGCACCTAACAAAGCCCCTCTTCCAGCGTCAATACCCGCAAGTTCAATGTCTCCAGCCGTTGATTTAACACCTTTAACAAGACCTTCTCCAGCGTAAACACCAACTTTATTGGTTTTCTTGGAAGGGGAATGCTCGTCAAGAGACTTTTTGCTCTTCATTCCCTTAAGCAATTGATTTCCTAAGGAAACTCCAGTAGAGTATACATCTGAGCTCTTGTTCTTTGCCCCGCTCATAAAACCTATAGCCGCATTAGCTCCAGCTGTACTAAAATCTTTAGAATTAGATCTCATACCGCTGGCAAGGTTCTTTGCTAATGAAGAACCGGCATCTTTGAATTTTGAATTATAATCATTAAATGTGCTTTTAGCTGTACTAAGAGCGCTATTTACCACTGAGTTAAATCCATCGGTAGTATCTGTATCCGATTTAAATGCATCGGTAACATATTTCAAGAACTTCTTAGCTACACTTGATGATGGGGACTTCATATCTTCACTGTTATTTTTCATTCCAGTGGAAATCCACCCAACAACCTTAGAGCCAACCTTTTCAAAGTCCCCCGATTTTGATTCAAATCCATTCTGTACGGATTTTAGAGAAGTCTTACCCAAAGCCTTAAATGCTTTGTTCATATCCTTGACTTTCTTGTCCAGTCCACCCTTAACACCGTTCAGAGAATTGATGAAATCGGACAATTGCTTAGCAATAGTTCCTGCGTTAGATGTATCAGCTCCTTTTATTGTAGTTGAGAAGCTGACAAAACTCTCACCAAATGATACAAGGTTCTTTCCGAACTTCTTCAAGCTCTCCTTGTTTCCACCAAAGAGTATGCTCTTAGCAGAAGTTGCTTCTGGTAGATCATCATTCAGTTTTGCAATGGATGTAGCAGCTGCCGATGTAGCTGTTATAGTTGAAGTATCGATTCCAGATACCGTTTTAGAGTACTTAGCAAATGACTTACCAAACGATACCATGCTCTCACCGAAAGTTCCTAAGTCCTGAGAACCTCCTACGAACCACTCTTTCATACCATCTAAACTCGGTATTGTTTTGGCTAATTTGGTAATTGTCATCGCTGCTGAAGATGTTGCCGTTACTGATTCGGTATCAACTTTAGATACAGCATCAGAGTATTTAGCAAATGATTTACCAAATGAGACCATACTCTTACCAAAAGTTCCTAAATCTTCAGAACCTCCTACGAACCACTCTTTCATACCATCTAACTTAGGGATGGAATTTGCAAATTCGCTTATCGTCATTGCTGCTGCAGACGTAGCCTTTATAGTTGATGTATTAACGCCAGCCACTAGACTAGAATAAGTAGCAAATGCTGCTCCAAATGGTATAAGAGATAATCCAAATGAAGTTAAACTTTTAGATCCTGTCAGTAGCTGTTTTAATCCGCCAGCTTCAGGTATAGCGTTAGCTAAATCTGTTAATGTTTGAGCTGCAGAAGATGTTCCTTTGATTACCCCAGGATTTATATTAGCAACTTCCATGGCGTACATTGCAAATGCTGCTCCGAATGGTATAAGAGATAATCCGAAATTAGCTAGATCCTTTGCTCCAGCTAAAAGTTGGGCTAATCCTCCAGATCTTGGTATGGCTTTCGCTAATTCAACTAGGGTTTTAGCCGCTATTGCGGTGCCCTTAACTGTTTCAGGATTTACATTTGCTACCTGATCACCATAGGCTTTCATGCCAGCGCCAAGGTACTGAAGCTGATAAGCAAATTTCTGAATTGGATCTTTTCCAAGGTTTATGAATGTCGAAATGGCATTAACAATCTCTGCTCCGGCTATTTTGACAATGCACCCTGCCAGCACAGACATAGACGATCCTATCTCTGGATTTACATTACCCATTGTGGATAAGAATGGCTGCAGATTATTTGCAAAGTCTGATAGATTTGTAGCTATTTGCGGAAGTCCGTCTGTAATTCCCTGACCAACTCCAGATATAATTCCACCGACTAGTTTTCCTAAACCTTCACCTAGAAGTTCCATTATCTGAACTCCGCCATTCATGAAATCCTGGAATCCTGGTATCTTATTAAGACCTCCGAGTGCAGCTATAATTGCTGCAAGTCCAGCAACAAATATTGAGAAGCTACCTAGAGCATTTATAGCCCCAACAATCGGAACATTTTGAAGTATTAGCATAGCTGCTGATATAGACAATAGAACCATGCTTAAACCTGCAGAAGCTGCTAATGACCGTTTCCAATCAAGTTGGCCAACCATCCAAATAACTCCTGCTATTTCCAAAAGAACTGCACCAGCTAAAAGAACACTAGCGCGCACTTTTCCGACCCCAGAGAATCCTTTTAAGCATAACGTAAATACACCTAAAAGTAATGATATTGCTGCTGATCCGGCAATAACCCCAGCTTGGTCTAGCTGAGCTAACAAAGCAATAACTCCCGCTATCTCGCCGACAACCAAAGCAGCTACTATTACTGACTTCTTAGCGTCAATAGATACATCTCCAGCTTTAATCATCGCAGACATGCATAAGATTATAGAATCCACTGCTGCAGTTGCTCCTGCCATTTTGGATTGATCGAGGCCGGACAGTATAGCTATAGCTGCAGTAAGAATTACAATGGAACCTGCAACCGTCATCATCATTACACCAGCTCTAGCCGCATATTGACCAGCACTGGCGCTAGCCTTAATCAACCCTCCAATAGGTATCATCAACGCAATTAGATCGATTATGCATTTAGCCATTGTCTTAAGATCGTACTTTTGAAGCTTCTCAAATGCAGCAAGTAAAACGTGTAAACTAACTGTAAATCCCAGCAATAATACGGCTGCTTTAGATGCATTAGGACCGGCTTTAGCAGACGCCTTGAATAGTAGCATCATCGTTCCAAATACAGCTACGAATTGCTTCCACCCTTTCTTCATAGAACTAAAATCCATATTAGAAATTTTAGACATTACTTTAGCTAATCCATATATTGCCACTACGGAACTTAATAATGTAAGTGCTCCTCTAGTTCCGCCTAAAGCGTTCGCTTTTCCAACAGCAATCATAAGAACTGATAATGATCCAACAGCCAATACTAAAGCACCAATAGTGCTCCCAGCATCTTCAATATTGTAATTAGACAACCCTTTTATAGCTTTAACCATCAGTAGCAAAGAGGCTGCTAAAGATACAATTTGAAGGGCTCCAGCGGCTGCTAATTTAGCATTTGCACCCATTGTATACTTTGTTAAAGCTCCTGAGCATATTGTAATAACTCCTACAAGCCCTGTAATTACTCCAATATTAATTGCCATGGATTTATTAATGGTCACATTTTGAAGTTTCTCAAGTGCAACAGTCATTAGTAAAATACTTCCAGCAATAGAAATGACCATTGCTGAAACACCAGAAAATCCCTTTGCTAACTTTTCTGTTGAAATAGAACCGATCGCGTAAGCAAATGCCGTTAACGCTGCTCCCAATATACCTATCAAAACAACGGCACCTTCGATTCGATCCTGAGGTAACACAGTTAACAAAGCTATGGACCCAACTAATATAGCTACAGCTTTTGCAATCTTAATAACTATATCGGCTTTGATAGAATCTTGCCAAGTTTTAAGAGTTAATGCTCCTTGATTCATTAGTTTAATAAAACTGTTACCTATTGCTGCCGGTAATGCAAATAAACCACCGAATCTATCTGTAAGCACCTCTAACAATTTAGAAAGATTATAAAGAGCTTTTACTGAAACGCCGCCCAACAAAATAGTCAATATGTTAGCAGTATTAACTTTTCCAGATTTGTCTTTAACAAATGAAAACACCCCATCAAATGTGTCAATCATCGTTTTCTTAAATCCAGTTGCTTGATCCGTCCAACCTTTAAAATATCCAGTAATCTTAGATCTAAGCGAATACAGTTTCGACGTAAATGAATCTATGGAATTTCCAGCGCCTCCAAAACTATCTTTCGCAATAGCACCTATCCCAATAATAGTACTAAGCAAAGCTTTGAAATCTATATGACCAACTTCTTCGCAGTGGTCTATAAAATCATCGATCATATTTCCGGCATTTTCACCAAATTCTTTTATGTCTGGCCACAACGTTTTAACTATAAGATCGTCTAAGAATTTTATTACTTCCTGTGTTCCTTTCCAATTCCAAATCGCTTTTGCAAAGTACTCAATATTTTTGATGGCAAATGCTATTGCTGATGATATGAAATCGACACTCTTAGCAGCTATACCTGAAATATTTCCAAACTTTTCAAACTGTACAATTCCATCACCTAGAACCGCTGTAAGGTCGAGTATACTATTTACAGATATACCCAACAATTTAGAAACTACCTGTAAGGCTGTCTTAAGTCCTACTCCAAGAACATTTTTAACAATCTTGACAATTGTGAATAAACCTTTCAATGTCCTGTATAATTTATCGACCTTATCCCTAGACATTATTAGTTTCTTAGTGAAAGCTTCAAATGCATCGGTTATATTTTTTATTTCTTTTGCATTCTTTTCTGGGAAGATAGCTCTATAAGCAACCCTGAAAGTATCTAATACTGCAACAGCTGCTGCTAGAGTATTTGTGAATGAACGCATTAATGAATTGCGGCCACCCATTTTCTTCCAGGCATCTAGAGTAGCATTCTTAGCAGCAAACGTTTTTACGATATAATCACCGATTATGCTATCTATAAATCCCCAAAGCTTTTTGGATTCTTCGAAGTTACCGAATATTGTTTCCCATGTATGCTCCCATCCAGATCCGATCGCTTCTTTCCAAGCAGCAAACATCTGTCCGGCATCTTTGAATTCCGAAGCTGCAGCATACGCTTTTTGTCCTAATTCGGTTGTTTCATCCGTATACTTACCAAGCGTTTGAATGAGTACGTCAGTAGTCATCCACTGATACTGAAGATTATCGTTCCAGTTTTTTGTAGCATTGAATGCGTCAGATGTAGCTCCTTTAGCATTTGTAGTTGTGGTGTAGTAGTCTTCACCCTTTTTAACAACTGTACCTAGAGCAACAGCAGTATCAAGCAAATTCTGCTTGAAATCCATAGTGGCCATATTCGCTACTTCAATTGATTTCCAGTCAATTAATTTTACATATCCAGCAGATAATGCCTGAGCAAAGTTATACATGGCATGCGATGCTTGCTCTGCATTTGCACCTGAAATAGCTGCTTCGTTCGAAACACCCTTAATTGCCGCAACTGCATCCTTCAAACCTACACCGGCGTTTGTAAACTTACCGATATTTGCGGTCATGTCTGAGAACGAATAAATTGTTCTATCTGAGTACTTATTGAGCTCGTCGAGATACTTATTAACTGTAGATAAGCTTTCTCCAGTAGACATAATAATTGTCTGGATCGAATTCATCTTCAGTTTATATTCATTCCATCCGTCAGACATTCCATCAAATGCTAAAGCAGACGTTATCCTCTTGCCAGCATTTATAGCAGCATTTGTAAGCCGGTTTAAAACGCTCATAGCTATTGTATCCATAGCCGAAAACTTAACTTGAACCGCTTCTACCGCTCTGCCCATTCCGTCCATGTTGAACTTTTTGGTCTCATTTTGAAATTTAGCAAGACTCTTTCCAGACTCACTAAAATCGATGCTTTTCTTAAGAGCTTCTATAGATTTTTGACTTTGACGGATTTTTTTCTCGAATTGTCCATTCTCGAATTGCATTCGAACAACGTCATCTTCAACAACTTTACCCATTATCCAGTGACCTCCTTCCAAGCATCTTTAGCTAGCCTATCGAATACCGGCTTTAAAGCCGGGTTAATATAGTCAACCCCCTGAACATATCCACCATTTCTAGTTCCATGCCCATACTGTAGAATAATAGCTATATTCACATGGTTCACTACATTAGAATTTTTAAAAACCAAACTTACTGACCCATTTCCACGAACTATTTCATAATACCACGATGCTGCTGTTACTCCAGTGTCAACAGGAGTTGCAGCCTTGAGGGCAGCTACGCCTTCACGTCCGTACTTGTTTAATATACCAACGTTAACACCTTCCAAAAGTTTTTCGAAATAATTATCGAGCTTTTTAAAGTTACCCTCAAGTTTGCATCTGATCATGTCATTTCTCCTTATCTAATTAACGCAGAAGATTCTACAAACCCCGTATACTTCTTTCCTTTAATAGTTGCAACACAAAGCAGCCATACTGATTTTTTATACTTATTGAAATATCCATAGCATTCAACCTTTCTGCCGGCTGGAATTTCAATCATGAGCTTTTTGTTCCATCCAGCGTCAATGCGCATAGGTACTTTCTTAGAAGTTTTATACGAGTTCTTATAAATATTGCTCGTATATGCTGCCGAACAGGTAGTGGTCGTTAAACCGCATGGAGTGTTAATTACTGCATCTACTTCTTTCATAACTGCGTCAACATTATAATGCTTTTCTTTAAGATTCGATTTGTAATCTTCTCCCCATTGCCCAGCGATAACTTCTCTAGCTACCGTTTTGACGTCTTTCGCAGCATGGCGATTTGCACTTGTATTAATTTTTGGCTGGCCTGCGTCGTATTTCGGAGTAATGAATCCGCGTATAAATCTTCCATTAATACTGATAGTTCTCTTCTTAACAGCGTCTTTATAATTTCCCTCCGTTACAACAAAGTATCCTTCTTTCTTATTGACATATGTTACCATGCCAACGTGTTTTGGAGTTCCTTTGTTATCTCCAACCCCATTGTCCTGCCAATCATAAAGACAAGCATCTCCAATTTTAGGAATGTAGTTATCATTCTCTTTCCAGCAACCCATTTTCTGTGCCCTTTTAATAAGGTAGAAACAACTGCACTCAACAGGCATAATATCAGTGTATCCAAGGGCAATTGCTACTGCGGACCAAGTCGTAGCGCACCATGCCATTCTAGGTTTCATAGTGACGCCTCTTGGTTTTGTTTTCTGTTTGTTGTAAATATCAAGAATGGATTTATAAGATCCATCTTTTTCATTTTTGCCAACCCAAGAATTAATAAGGTTAACAGCCGCTTTTCGTGTTCTGGCCATAATGTCACCCCTTTGTGTGTAATTCTTTTTTTCTTCGTTCATTTTCTTTCTTTTGCCATCTTCGGATTTCTTCATTGGACATTTTCTTAGGTGGATTAGTTTTTACAGTGTATAATTCTATTAGCATAAATACACGCTTTATATTCCATTTCTCGCAAGGGTCGAATGGTATTCTAGCTATTGCTAGGTAAGCATATATTAATTCGCTAGTTAACGTCTCCGGTTTTCCTTTGTCATCATCTCCAATTGTAAAAACCCTAGATGCCGTAGCTGGGTCATTGATATAGTCTGTTACTTTTTTAAGTAAATGATCATCAAGCCGTTTAAAGAATTCGACCTTATCGAAAGACCCAACTATCATGCAATACATATAATCAAAAAACTCTTCATCCGTTAGAGTTCCTTCATCCATGAGTTTCAGCAATGGCTTATGCCATATTTGCTCCCATTTTGAAATTGCTATTAAGGAGTGCTCGAGCTTAATCTTAGTAGGTTTTACAACCTTTCCAAAAGTTTGAGTTTCTTGATCAAATGGCTCATATCCGGGAAGAATTAATTCGAGCATAATTATCTCCTTAGTTTCCTTCTTTCACAGCATCATCAGTTGCAGCCACAGATCCTGCTACTTCCGCCATTGCTGCTGAGATCGCTTTTCTCTGAGCATCGCTTAATGTAGCATCGTCATAGACTCCGGATTCCGCTGCTTTCTTGATCTTGTCATTTACATCGTCAGGCATGATATTAAGCAGAAACTCGGCAGCTTTTGCTTCGTCCATACAAATTTCCATAAAGAACTTGTCATATGCTGCAGTAGCCTTGAACTCTGCCAGTGCTTCAGGAGTCTTTGTAAATGTACGGCCGTCAAGAGATTTGATTCCGTAAGATGCGTCAATAATCTTCCCAAAAATATTCATGATATCCGGCTGAGACTGTTTCTGCACAATAAGGCTCATATATGATGTTAAGCCCCCGTTAAGACTTGTTTCCAATTTTAAAATTTCACTCTGAGTAAGATTGAAGTAGAAATCTTCAGATCTCTCATTTCCGTCAAAGTCCTTGTAATTAATAGTTTTGATAAACATAATTTAATCTCCTTTCATTCTTAAAAATCCCAGTCTGCATATTTCAGCAGACTAGGAAAAACTTTATTCTGTTTTAAGTGTTACACCTGTAAGTAAGTATTCTTTTGTTTCTGTCGCGCCTTTGTTAGTTGCTTTAATCAAGATGGACTGCTTATTAGTGTCCTTGATCTTAAGAACTGCCTGATGATCAGACTGGAGAAGTTTAGATGGACCAGATGTTCCGCCCTTAACTTCAACTGTTAATGATTCAGGGAAACCACTCTTTGGAGCAATATCAAGAGCGATGTAATTACCACTCTGTTCGTCGACTTTACTGCTGAATCCTGTATAGCCCGTCACGTAGTTAAGAGTACCAGAAATTACTCCAGTACTCTCATTGACCTTGATATTGGACTGAAGGTCAGCTGCCTTCTTTCCAAGCAGGTCGTCTTCTCCTGTAATAGGAGTTGCAGAGACATCCAGTGACGGGTCTGTTATTTTAAAAGGTTAATGATCTCATCCGGAAGCAGCAACTTAGCTTCTGCACTTTCTGTGCCGTATAAAGCATCCTCAATCTTCTTCATCTTGGTAGCTTCGATCTTTGTGGAATCAATCTCGAGATGAGCAGTAGGCTTGAATCCGTCAACTGTAACTGGGGTTGTTGATAATTCCCAACTGAACGAAATTGCCTCTGGTGAATCATTTACTGTCTGGAAGCCTTTCTCAGATGGAGAAGCCTTAGCTCCGTAAACGATATGAATCTTGTAGCCATAATCATTACTCTTTACATCATTACCGATCAGGGTACGATAAGAGAAGCCGAATGTATCTCTGTTCTGCTGGCCGATAGTAACTCCCTTACTAATCTCGGCTGTACCGTTGCACCTGTCAAATGCTTCTGGATAAGTATAAGCTTCGATTGTAGCTCCAAACTCTTCTGCTGACATGAGGCTAAGATACTTCATGTTATCAGCATATACAGCAGATGCTTCTGCTCCAGATGGAGATTCTGTAACTGCGGTAAGACCATTCCACGCAGAACCAGCGCCATATTCTCCGTCAATAACCGGGTAAATAACGCCATGATCTACACCGGTTTCGTATTTACGTTCTCCGGTTTTGTCCCATGTTAATTTAGACATGTTTTTCCTCCTTTAAAATATAATTACAAAGACCGAATGATACATGCCATCTGATAAGTAAGATCTATTGAATCTCGCAGTGGGCATCTCCACTATCTTATCAATCAATGTACTATCCGGGTCTTTAGTTACCACTTCTACTGCGTATTCTTTATCAACGCTATAATTTTTATTATCTGCCGATCGAATATTATAATCATCAACAGAATATATTATAGCTGGGTATTTTATGTTTTTTATAACTTTTTGCCCAGCACCGGATACATTAGAAGGGGGCTGGAAATATACATTGGCACCCTCTCCAACGATATCTTTTAAATATCTATCAAAGTCAAGTCTCGTCCTCATTCCACAGCTCTCCCAACGTTATTATAAGTCTAGGGGCCTGCGAAGCATCAACTTCTGTTGCCTTCCACTTAGCCCCCATAAACTCAATCCATCTCATGTTAATGAAATGATCGCGTATATAGGCATCGCCGACTACACTTATCTGATTAGAGATTGAAATGTTGCTATTGATCTGCTGTGAATCCTGAAGCCGTCTCGTATTACGAAGAATATCTCCTCGATATGTACGTTCCGTTATTTGCTCAGTCCAAACTGATTGAGCTGTTTCCACTTGCTCTGCAAAGCCGATCTTGCCATACCATCTATTCACGATCATTTCCTCCCATTTTGATTAGTTACCGCTGACTCCAGTTCCTGATCCAGCAGATGCCTTGCTAAGGTCTGCTGTAGGAATTTTTGTCTCGATTGCAATAGCTGATAATGGTTTGATTAACGCACCAGAGATACGTGTCTCGATAAGATACTTCTGAGCGTTGTAATCAATGTCGAAGTCATCAAACATGTTGATAGCTCCGCCCTTGTCTGCACCGATGTTGTAATCCTGCAGGTTTACGATAATACCCTGAAGAGCTAATGTGTCAGTCTTGTCCACACGAGTAAGACCTTCCATAACCGGAACGGATACAATCTTAGATACACGGCATGCTGTAGCCAGCTTGTCAATGTTGTCATGGATGATACGGCCATTCTTATCCTTCAGCAGTAAGCACTCAGTAATGATTGACTCTGGAGCGAACAGCTTTGGATTACCAGAACCCTTGTATTCGATACGTGCTCTTACACAAGCCTCAATGAATGCTGTAGCCTTCTCAGCTGCGGTTGTTTCTTTTGTAATTGCAATAGGATACTTAATTGTGTAGAGATCAGCATCTTTCCAAATTGGACGAACGCTGTCCTCTTTGATGTGATCGTCACTGGATATAAGACGTCCATCACCAACCAGGACTGCTCTTGCAATTTCCTCGTTCAGCATCATTCTCATTTCTGCTTTCAGCCAAACAATTACGTCAAAATCTGTAATGTCAATTACATCATCACGATCAATCTTCTGTTTCTTGTAGATTGTCTGCGGGGTGGTTGTTCTCTTTAGTAATGAGAATACTTCCTCCTTCTTCAGCTTACCTTTGATGTAACCTCTTGCACGAGCTTCATCCTCACGCAGGTCTGCAAATGTAGATTTGATTCTTGAGAATGGTGTGTGATGTACACCGTTCATTACTTCGGTTACCCATCCCTGGTCTCTTGCAATGAACTCAGGTGGTGTGTTTAAATTTTTGGCATCCGGGAACAGGTACTCAATATTTGTAATACCATGAGCAAGGAATGATTCTTTCATAGAGCCATATCTCTTACCGTCCTCGATAATCTCCTGCATTTCGCTGTGGGACAGAACGTCTCCGTTGTCTGTATTGTTGCCTTCAAATAAGTTATGTGCGATTGCACCCATGTCGTCATCCTCCTCTTCATATTCTTCGGAATCGTCATCATCTTTGTCAGGATCTTCGTCGTCATCCTCCTCTTCATATTCTTCGGAATCGTCGTGATCATCCTCGTCCTCGTATTCATCTTCGTCTTCGAGAGCGTTAGGATCTTCTGCTAATGCACTTCCTACAGCCATGTAGAAAGCATCCTTCTGTTCTGGCGTCATTGTATCAACGACATCCTGAATGCGCTTATTATCCACTTCGTCTTCTCCTTTCTCATCTGAGTGCATAATCTCAAGATACTCTCCCGAATAAATATATGCCTCATAATCATCATTGTCAATTGTGTCACCATGTGCTAAGGCAACATCTTCAATGTATGCTCCTGGATTTGCTCCTGCAAGAACAAGGCTAAGTTCTTTAATTTCACCATGCTGAACATATGGCCCACGCTGCTGAAGATGATTCGCCCAAATACTAAGCGAATCCATATCTCCGTGCTGAACAGCATCTTTCGCGATTTGACCATTATCTGAACCGTTGAAATATCCGTACGCATAAACACCATCTTTTCGGCATTCCATATAAGCATGCCCAAGCACGCTATTAATGTTACCGTGATCATGGTTATACACTAATGGAACTTTAGCGCCATCGATATCATCAAAAGCACCATGCTGAATAATTCTTCCATCAGCGCAAAGAATACCAAACTTTGTAGCCCAGCCCTTAAAGTCGCAATCGGCATACTTTGAGCGTTTAGCTCCCATTTTAAATTCCTCCTTTATTGTTCTTCTGTTTCCTCGTCAGCAGAATTTGTATTATACATCTGATCCAATTCAGTGTTCGACGCCGAAATATTATTGTTCGTCAGCGTATCTGCTTTAGGATCATCCACTGGCCTTAATCCAATTACTTGCCTGAATTCATTAGATGTCATTATACAGTTTCTCGTGAACTTATCAGCGAGCTCTGCAAGATTTGTAGTAGACACCAGTTTAAATGGATCTCTAAAATATTTAATTGCATGCCCTTTGGTCCTAGCAGTCTTTGTTAAGAACTTCCGATTCATCTCATCTACAACTGCTGCAAGTATTGGCTCAACTATACTATTGTAGTAGTTATTCATTGTATTCTCGTCTGCTGTGCCATTGAGAATCTCTACCGTCATTCCAAGCTGAGAGAATAACAAATTTGTGAAATACTCTACCTGCTTGAGTAAATTGTTTTCAATCGACCTATTGAGCTGTGTTACATGCTCAGTAGAATCGATGTAAGCAATGCCGTATTCCGAGCTTGCCAATTGTTCAGTAAGTTCTTTACGACGTTCTTTAGCCTGAGCTCTCTTTGCTTCAGACTTAATCGTATATGGCAACTGAATAATCAAATCAAGCTTATCAGATCCACTTCGATCATCTATGAAATCGAGAATTGCAAGCTTTCTTTTCAGTCGATGCGCCGTTGAATTCTGTGCATTCATAATTGCATAGAATGGATTTTCAACGATCGCGACCATTTTCTTTGGAAGATCCATTTCCTCGAATTCGCCAGTGTGATCATTGTAGATTCGCACTCTAACATGGCGCGGATACCAATTGATTATCTTTGCTGTACGCATCGTCTGAATATCGTAAACGTTGCCATGCACAGGGTCCATAGTCGTATCAATCGGAACTATAGCAACGCATCCTTCGTCAAGAAGTTTCAGGAAAATATCCTGTTTAAACGCTCGCGATGTCTGATCAATATTGGCTTCCATTGTTAAACAGTAGTTAAGCCCATCCTCAACGTCGTCAGTAAAGCGTTTGTCTGCGTCTAGCATGACGTGTTCTACGTCAATTGCTGCGGCATCTACGGATATCTTATTGTAGATCGTTGTAACGATTGACCGCTCATTTCCCATCGTAAGTCTAGGACGAGATGGATTGTCATAGCTCACTGCGCCAAGACCAGTTCCATTTTGATACGCTGTTGGATCTTTGTTCATAAACGCATTCCAACCATGCTTTAATCTGTTCATAAAACCCATAAGTAATCTCCTTATTTAGTAAGGTAATCCAGATAAGCTTTGCCTGCGCGCTTAGCTTTATTGAAAGATCTGCTTACTTTCTTAGCTTTCTTCTTAGCTGATTTGTAAGCTTTGCTGGCATCTCTAGAAACTCTATTGTATTCTTTCTTAGCTGACTTATATGCCTTGTTAACATTCTTCTTTACCGATGTTGCATAAGGTTTGGCATCATTGGCAAGCTTTTGACCAGCTCGTTCAATTTTGTACTCTGCCTTTGATCTGACAGAATTTGCCTTATTGCGTGCTTCTGCTGGAGTCATTGCACGGCTCCTAGCAGTAGAAGTAGCTTTTCTAGCTTTCTTATATGCACTGGTCTTCTTGACATCTCTAGCAAGTTTCTGTCCAGCTCTTTCAAGCTTATACTCTCCCTTTGAAACTACTGATCTTGCTTTTGCCTTTGCAGCGTTAGCTGTTGGTGATTTTGAAGCTTTGTCCAGAAGATATCTTGCTGCTACGGTCTTTGCAACTGCGTCTCTGGTTGCTACCTTTTTAGCGAAGTTTGCTGCTTTCTTAACTTTTGTCGAAGGAGCGTTCTGTTTCTTAACATTAGCAGCGATCTGTTTCATCTGCTGTTCCTGTTTCTTTCTAACCATGTCAGCATTCTTCTTAGCTACAGTATGAGCATTCATAGCTCTAACACGTTTCTGGAAATCCTTCTCATGCTGAGCTTTCTGTGCCTGCATTGCTGATGTTGGGCCTTTGTATGGAACAGACGATTTTTTAACGTCTTCTGGGTAGACATACTTACCATTTTTAATGTATAAGTATTTGTGCTTTTTCCAGCTATGTCTGAGAACAGTGTTTCCGTCCTCATCGGTGGCCTTGTAATATACAGAATTACTCATATTACCATCCTTTCTGTTTCTTTTTAAGTTTTTGAACGTATTTTGCACCACGGATAGAAGCTAACTCAGCATCTACCGTTTTCTTCTTTTCTGCAGTTTTGTTTGTACGCCGTTTGATAGCTTCAGCCTTCTTGGTGTACTTAGCAGCTTTCTTTCCATAACGGTTTGCCTTCTTCCGAGCTCGTTCAGCTTTTTGAAGATTTCCGGTATATCCAATATCCGTAAGAGCATGGTCACGTTTGACTCGTTTTGCCTCTTCCTTTTCTTTGAACTTGACTCTTTTAGCCATAGCTTCTGAAGCTTTTCGTTCGTAATTGGATATACGTGACTTTGTCTTCTGAGAAGTTTGTTTCTTCATCTTAGACGCAAGCCGATCTGATTTTGACTCCAGATGCGATGCTCTTCTTCCGGAATGTTGATACGGATCTTTTCCTGATCCATACTTGTAACGGCCAGACCGTCTCGGCAGTCCATAATGTTCCAGATGGTCACCACATAAGTCAGAATGAACCAGTGACATGGTCCCGTCCTTATTCTTTATTTTTACATACATAACCATTACTCCTATTCGAATGCATCTTTATTAACTTTGTAAGCAACAAGCGCATCCATCAATGCTGAGACGTTATCAATTTTGTCTTCGTATCGTTTCTTATACAGCTTTCTGTTTCCGTTTGTATCTTCCAATGTTATGCAATGGCCCATACAGAAACTCATCAAAGACTCGTCAAATATCAGCATCCTCTTTTCTGACAGTTTCTTAATTTCTCCGAGAGGAACCGTTTCAGTTCTAACACCCTGTGGAACTTTCTCAATTCCAAATGATCCATTCTCCTGAGCCCATCTTTCAATAAACTCTTTTGCGTTGTATGGATCATAGCCCAATGCGCAAACATCATACTGAGCGTCTATTATGAATTTGTCAAGATCCTCGTATACTTCTTGGACATCTAAAATACTTCCCTCCATAACAATAAGCGTACCTTCGTCGATAAACTCTTGATACTTTTGTCTCATGGCCAGGTTCAACTTACTCAAGGTAAGTGTAGTTATATAACTTCTAACTTTTACTCCGAACATTCCGTTTCGCAGTGGGAACAAGAATGTGAAAGCGCAGAAGTCATCACCTTGGGAAAGGTCGGCTCCCATTGAACATGACATTTTCCAAAAGCTTCTAGGTCTGTGTGGGAGTGTTTCTTCATAAGAGAAATAATATGTATATCCCTCCATAGGAATTCCGAAACGTTTTGCCAGAATATCATTTCTTGTAGCAGGTGCTTTATCAGCTCGTTCAACATCTAGCTGGATTGTTTCATAGCTGACTGTGATCGGTAGGTTAGGATTAGCCTTAGGCCACATGTCTGGGTCTCCGACTTCCTCTACGCTGTCAAGCCTGTAATACCAAATACTAGTATGCCAGTTCTGGTATTCACCTTTGAGAATGTCTATCAGTTCCATTTTGATGGCATCTCCACATCCATTACGGACGGTACCTTCCGAACTTACTGCTAAGATTACATATCCATCTATTTTGGCTGCACCCTGCTCGATCGCACCAATTGGATCTTCTCTCAATTCACCAGAGAGCCATTCGTCAACCGTTGCTACTTTTACTCGTAATCCCTGAAGTTTGTTAATACTCATTGGTCTTATCTCGAGTAGTGAATTTGTAAGAAAGTTCTGTATACCTTTTTTGGTTGATGCAAGCTTTACACGGTTCGCTTTGGAACCTGTAGTGTTCTGTATAGAACCTTCAGTTAGAAACTGGAACAACGGCCCTTTCGCTCTGGCTATGGCAGTACTAATTGCACTAGTAACCTCTTCAGCCTGTTTCATTGTTGGGGCCGTCGTAATCTGATGTGTCGTTGTTGTGTCGACTGTCAGAAAATATGCTTGCACTAAACTTTCATATAACGATTTTGCATTACTTCGAGAAATGATAAGATACTGTTTGTTGACTAGACGCTTTTTGACAGATTTTCTTACGAAATGTCCGCCTCGTCCAGAAGCGTTTGGTTCGTATACGGATTTCTCAACGTAATAGAACCAACCAAATAATTGCTCTCCCCAAAGTTTAAATGAATCCAGCAATTCCAAGTCTGATCCATCTGTCAAGACCATTTCAGATTCGCAGAAAGCAATCCAACCTTCTACAGCTTCGTCGTCATAGTATACACCGGGGTTAGCGATCAGCCAATCAATACGGTTCATCTCCATAGAGATCTCCCTGTTAACAGGAATCTCGCCGTTCAGAACTTTATCTCGGAACTCCCCGTAGTACCTAGGCGTTGCCGTATTGCTTAGCATTCACATCACCTACTTCTTTTTCTTTGTTTTCTTTGTTTCAGCTTTGACGGCTTCATTAATCATCTTCTGAGCGGCAGCATTAAGTTTGCCTTTAATATAAACTTTCCCTTGTTCTTTAACGACTTCTGTAACTGCTGGAACGATAATATCCTTTACGGCCTTATCAACCAACTTCTTTGGCAATGGCTGTTTTTGTGGATGATTTTTAAGATATGTAGCTTCCATGCTATCTCTAGCATTTATTCGTCTGAGCTCTTCATCGGATAAAGTTTTTACATATGCTTTTTCATTTCTGTATTTGGTTTTTTGTTTCTTTTTCTCAAGCTGGGCTGCTTTAGTTCTTTCTCTTCGTTTGGCATTTTGTTTTTCAACTTCGCTATTTTTAGAAAAGCTTTTTATAAACTTCTCACCAGCTTTAGCCGATGATCTAAGACTTTGATATGGTTCCTTCCCAGATCCCCATTTGTATCTTCCGGATCGTCTTGGTAATCCGTAATGTGCTAGATAATAGTCAGAGAATTCCTGATTGTTGACTAAGAAGTCTTTTACATCATCTGCTGAGTAATTAGTCATCGTTATTCTCTCCTTTCTTATCATCTTCGGAAACAGGATAGTACATTATGTACAATCTCCATTCCATTTCCTTAAGTTGCTCTTTCAAACTGTCCATTAACGAACCACTTGTTGGCGGATCGAATAACAGACGAGTTTTGATGTACACATAATCTTTTATCAAACTTGACTTCTGAGTGTCCTCTTCGAATTCACTCCAGACATTATCCGGACCAGTAATTCGGTATCCTTCTTTCGGACCAACTCCTAATTGAGTGAGAGCTGCAAATGCAGAATTGATATGAATGGTTAAATCCAAGTCAAACTGCTCAAAGTCGTCAGGACATCCAATAAGCTGCTTGATAGTCTTAAGAATGCTCTCTTCCATTGAATTCCTCCTCAATGTTTCCAAGGGCATGTATCATTTGGTCTCCTTATTACAGGGCCGCTACGAACATTTGTATCGTGTCCATAGTGTATGGCATTATGTGTTTGATGGGTTGTTGTCACAACGTTATTCATGTCGAATACCATTGGGTCTCGGTTAAGTATCATCTCTTTGGTAACTGGATTTATGTGATGTATCAACGGTCGTGTTTGTATCTCGTATCCTTCAACACCTAAATCGCAACCGCCATCTCTGACAATTACTTTATGACGAAACTCTCTCCATTCGCCTGATGAATATAATGCCTGATTAACCCATCGGTCATAGCCGAATGTCTCGTACCCAACTGAACCAGACAGCATTAAGTATTGCAGCCGTTCTTCAAACGTAGGATACTCGATCATTTTCAAATATGATCGTGACATTGGACTTGATCTACTCATCTTCGATACCCTGGTATCTACGCATTGCTTCAATTGCTGCAGCGTATCTCTCTTCGCTCTTAGCAGAAGCTTCCAATGAATCGATTTTGGCTTTTGTCTGCTTAGTTTCTTCTCTGAGCTTGTCCTGTTCCAGCTGCTCTCTTGAAGAACCGAGTTTTAAGAAATGCGTAATGACCTGCGATGAGGCTGTGCCTTCACGTAACTGCTTTTCAGCAGCATCGAGTGAGAGATTTATCAAGTACTGTTCCCTGTCTTCAGGAGTCATAGGAACCCTTGAACGCTTCTTTGCGGAAGTAGCTGTCGCTGCTCTTCTTCCCATATACTTTTGTCTCCTTTCTAATATCTTTTGCCGAGATGTTGAATACTTTACGTACTCTCTATAAGAGCTGTCTCTTATACACATCTGACGCTGCCGACGACTAGTCGAGTGTAGA